TGATGGAGCCACCTAGCTTTAGCAGGGGCGATAGTGGCATATACAATGCTCCTATAGACGCACCTATCTTCTTTGAGGAGAAGTTCAACACGTTGCGACTGGACTTAGGAACAACGCCTGTTGGCCTAGTCGAGATAACTGATACTACATTAGGCACTGCTTATACAGGGTCTGCCCTACCTACAAACGAGACTAACGTCATCATCGTGGGCGGCAAGCCTGCTGTGGTCGATCCTGCATTCACAGAAACATTCTTAGAAGTCGGACACATGATAGTAGATAGATGGCGGTGCGAGACACTTACTCTCAGCAACATAGACGCACATACGCTCATCATCAGTGGTAACGCTTCAGACGGACAATCAATCGCTGCCGTTGCAGGTACTCCACGGAACAGAGGAATCAATGGTGGTAATCGTGCTACTGACATGGTGACATCTGACTCCTACTATGACCAACTGAAGATTACCGCCGCATCATCAGGAATTAATGGCAAAATTGATACCCTGATATTATCCAATCTGTACTCGAAGGGCGGTGGATGCCTCATAGACAGGGTCAAAGCAGGCACTCTGGAAGTAGTCCTGAATGAGGTGGGTGGAGATACAAACTTAGCAACTAAGGCGTTTCAGGTAGAGACAAGCGTGGTCTACAAATCATTCATCAACACTGATAACGTAGAAGTTAGCATGGCAGTACCTGCCGCACAGTAGGAGTAATGGTGAAAAAGCATGTTAAGCAATGCGTCTTTCGTCATGTTGATGGACATCGTTGCGATGGCAAGAGAAGTAAGCCGTCATTGTATTGCAAAATGCACCTATCGCCGAACCACACTTGAGGGAAACTACGGATACGTGCCATAACGTGGCTCACTGAGCCCGTATGAGCCAAATAGAGGTATTATGGAGCCACATACATAATGGTGTTCCTGTAGGGGTGGTGATTAGCAGGTTCACGCGCCAATTTCAACAATCTGCATACGTGTCTGTTCACATAGCGTCGATTCCAGTCAACACACCACCCCACTACAACAGAGGAGTTCTCATGATAGTTACATTCAGTGAAGAGATACGTGATGCCATGGAGGTTATCATGCGCGCCCCCACTACCGATCAGATCAAAGTCATCAATGTGCTGTTGCGTAATCAGGCCATCAACAAAGACATTGGCGTGGTAGGTCGTGGGTTTCTGGGTGATGCCAATCAATATATTAGAGCCGCCGTTGACTACATAGATATTGGGATCATGGACAGCAGCTCGAAAGGAGACAACGATGCCTAAAGTAGCTGGTAAACATTTTGCATATACCGCCGCAGGGAAAAAGGCCGCCGCCGCGTACAAGAAAAAGAAAAATAAAAAATAGGAGGGTCAGCCTCTCCTCTGGTGTATGTGGTTTGTCTAACCTGTACACCTCGGCATTCTATTCGCTGGGTCAGCAACCACACGCGAGACTGTCGTGTGGCTGAAAGGGGGTGTAGTTATTACTACGTACCCTGACAATGTTGCCGTGACCCTCCGAGTTGAATTATAGCACGTGTTAATGATATATTGTGGGGAAGCAGAGTGTCCTCCCTGCTTACGTGGCAGTAGGGTTGTACCAGGCAATCTTCACGCAGATTACAGGGCAACCCTACTCTCACACTTATCCTATCTAGTAATTCCTGAGTCTACCGAAGTGAAGATCGCCGACCACCTTATCGTATTGCTTGCTAGTAACGCCCATCTCTAATAACTCAGCATCACTAGGCTGGGGAATAATGGTGCCTCGAAAGGTGTATTTTTTGGGAGACGAGAGCCAGTGATACAGTAACTCAGGGCGCGCTTCGTTGTGCACCGCGGATATCGTTCTCACTGCCGCTTGAACGGCTTGCTCCCACTTGCGTGTGGCAGTTCGTCTTCTCTTTCGTTCCTCTCGCATCTCCTCATCCCTGGCATCATGATATTTCTTTGCCCATTGCTCCATTGCCATAACTGCCCCATCACTGAATTCCATTATCCTATCTCCTTGCTGCGTCTTTTCTTTTTCCTTTTAGCAGGGATGCCCGTGGGGGTACGCGCTCGTAATTCCTCGTACAAATCTGCTCCTAGCACATCGATAAACGCTTGATCATATTGCTTTCTGGTAAAACCCATCTTGCGTAACTCTGCATCGGTCGGCTGGGGAGGGCCACCTGGTATTTTTCGCACTGCCTCGTGAAAGGCTTGCTCCCTCTTGCGTTTGGCATCTACGCTTCTTCGTTGTGCCTCTCGCATTGCCTCGCCAAAGACATCATGATATTTCTTTGCCCAATGCTCCAGTGCTATAACTGCCTCATTACTTAATTCCATTATCCTATCTCCTCTGCTCTTCTAGCCTTGCGCCTCTTCTGAGCCTTCTCCTTCGCCAAGTTTTTGTGGAGCGTAAGGAGGTCCTGTGTTCCGTCGCCTGTTCTTGGGAAGTTCAGTTCCGTTTGTGTGCGAGGAACGTGAGCCAATTCTTGTTCCCAATCTATAGGATCAGGTTCCATTGCCTCATTCCCGACATTGCTTACCGCTACTTCATCAGGAGCCTGAGTCATGCGATGTATGTCTATGATCCGCTTACCATGATGAATCCGCTTACGCTCTATCTTGATGTCCTGATCCTTAAGAGCATCCGTAATGTATGTCTGCAGTAACTCATTAGATAACCTGTTAGGTATTGTTGGAATACCATCCCATCCCCAACCAATGTCCGATAACAACTCGGTTGCGGTTCCTTCCCACCGATCCCTGTTCTCCATGACATGCATAATCGCTCTGGCTAACTTAGGAGTCTGATCCTGTTCGTTGTTCTCCCTAATGATATCAAGATGTTGGCGGTAAGAGGGATGGCGTCCTTGCTCCTGAGCTCCCATAAAGACTATCGGTGAGGAAACCATTGATCCATCTATCTTGTGGAGTCTCAATTCTTGTATCCTTTGCCACACCTTTGGGTTATTTGCGACTATAGACGCTTCTCTCCATACAGTAGAATCTGACGAATTGTCTGCATTATATGCCTCTCGATAGGCTTCACTATGATTCATAGAATGCAACGCGACCAACTGGGCAAAATATTCCTGTTTGGACGTTATACTTGTATTGTATTTACTGGGAGGAACCTGACCCTGTATAGGAGCTAGTATGCCCCCCACGGCAATCAAGGTGTTGGGCAAGTGGGAGGATGGCGTTGTTGCTAATGTTGTTGCTAATTGCGGCAGAGATGTATATCGTGCCGTCCACGGATCAGTCTCAAGAACTTCCATTAAGGTTGTAGGGCCTTCGCTCTTGTCTGTTGGCAATGTTTCTGTATGTGAGAATTGAGACATGAGCCATTCAGCCATGCGTAATTGGGCCTCAGCCCTGTCTCGACCAACAAAATCTAGTATTACGCTTTGGTCGCTGGGTTGGTGGAACTGCATCGACTCTACGATCTCTCTATCCTGCTCGGTGACTTGCTCTAACAACTGCAGTATCCTTTCCCCGTTCTCTAGATCACCTAAGCAATAAGTACTCGCTTCCGACGGTATACGCATGCTTATCACATAGTCTTTTGCATTTATCACGCGAGCGTTGTATGGTGTGTCGTGCAATCCTTGTTCGTCAGTATCCTCCTTCGACACGTAAAATGGAGCCGACACCTGTGCTACTAGTGGTCGGTCATACTTTCGATAAGGTAGCCGTAGGCGATTATTCATCACGCCACCTGCTGCGTGTCACTATGATTGGGGCCTGCATATGACAGCCGCAGGGTAACCGCCTCCCTTGCCATCATGGCAATTCCATCAATATGGTTTGGATGGCTCGCAGTTGGACTCCATCTGCGTAGTGGCTCGTCGGCAAGGAATGCCATCCACGCTTGGTGAATCCATGCCATCATCGCCTCGTCAAGTTTGGGCTTGCTTGTAGACTGATGTTTCTTTTTAGCTACATATTCGGCGACCAGCGTGTCTTTGAGCTTTGTAATCGGATGCGACGGAATACCCATGATCTCCCCTCCTTGCGTTAGCAGGGTAAAGAACTTATCGGCCTCAATCTGATCGAATGTACTATACAGGAAGTGTAACGCCGCCCCGATTTTAACAGGTATATGTGCTGCCTTCTGCATCTTTTTGGCCTGTACAACGGCATCTCCTAACCTAGGATGGTCTTGTACCATCCGAACTGTTACAGCAGCGCGAGGATTCCTTGTGTCCTCGGTCATTAGGTGATACAGCAGGTTGGTCGTTGATGCCATATCGCCAGGGTTTGGAACCCTCAGCAAGGCCAGTTGCTCTTTAATGGTTCGGGCTTTGTGCTGATCCATAAAAGGGAAGGTTTCCTCTGGTAGCCCATCCACCACATAGAACATATACTCTGTATCAGTGTTGACTACTGCTTGTAGGCGGTGCTGTCCATTCATCAGGTTGCCCTCTCGCGAGACATGAATTGGATTGCCGAAACTTTCTATGTATTCTCCATGCATCATCGCCTCTTCTATTCTCGCTAAGGACGCTTTATCTATTGGTCGCTGACCGTGATATCGTCTTGCCAGTAACGACTCGGCTTTCGACTTATTAAACGTACACACCCATGTCTGTATTAGTGTGTCTCTCCCTAATATCTTTGATACATGCTCGTGAATGATTGTGTCACCGTTACTAGAATCCCGTACTTCGTTTGTCATTGTCCTCTCTCCTCTATTTCTATAATTGTATTGTCCTTATCTCCTGCCTCGTAGTACAACGAGTAGGAAACATTGAACACTGAGTCATCCTCAAGGACATTGGCGGCCACGATACCGTCAATGTACGCCTTGGTAGCGGCCATCAGGTTGTCCATATCACGCCTTCTCTTGTCCTTAGAGACGTATGTAATGGTGATGTGAACCCTATGGTATGGTTTAACTGGAACACCCTGCCTTTTAGCAATTACAAATGCTTCTTCTTTGGCCTCTCGTTTGGCTTTATACAGCATCATGTGATGAAGCCTGGCGTTGGGGCTAAGGTTCTTGTGCGGTAAGTGTCCCAGTTCAATCTTAAATTTGTTCATGTTACATTCCTAAGTTCATAGGTAATGCTATTGATCCCAGTCGTTTACTAGCTAGTGCTAGGTACTCTGTGCTTAGATCAGTTCCTATTCCCCTTCTGCCTAGTCTCTGAGCCACAGCCATTGTGGTTCCTGACCCTGCGAATGGATCAAGCACCACCCCGCCAAGAGGACAGCCAGCCATGATACATGGCTCGACTAACTTCTCTGGATAGGTAGCAAAGTGGGCTTCGGGATATGGTTCTGTATTAACAGTCCACACGCTACGCTTGTTGCGATGCGATGGCATCATGTCTCTTTCTCTGGTCAACCCCTTGAATACACCGTTTGTATCTTTTGTATTGTTTAGGTTCATGGGTTTATGCCCGCCCCATCGTTCCGCTACAGCTTCTTCCTTTATTGCATCAGCATCATAGTAGTATTTCGGACTCTTGGTTAACAGGAAGATATACTCATGTGCTTTGGTTGGTCTATCTGACACGCTCTCAGGCATAGGGTTGGGCTTACTCCATATAATGTCTGATCTGAGATACCAACCATCTGCCTGTAATGCAAAGGCTACACGCCAAGGGATACCCACTAGGTCTTTGGGCTTGAGTCCAGACACAGGCTTGCGCGATGTACCAATGCCGTTGCTTCCTGACTGACCTCTGTTCACATAATTTTGTGACCCTCTCACTGTTTGTTCAGGAACAGCACCACCTTGACTACTATAGCTATCCCCAAGGTTCAGCCATACAGTACCTGTTGGCTTGAGTACGCGCCAGACCTCTCGGAACACAGCCACCATGTTAGCGCAGTATTCCTCTGGGGTTGGCTCTAGCCCTAACCCCTGATCCTCTAACCCATAGTCCCTAAGCCCCCAATAAGGTGGGCTAGTAACAACGCAGTCAATGCTCTCATCAGGTATCGGTAACTGCCTTGCATCAGCCTGGTACAGTGTTACATACGTGTTGTTAAAGACTTCTTGCATATCATTCTCCCTTTGTTTGTTCATGGCATCCACACTTACATATCGCCAGGTCGCATCGTGCATGGTCAGCGTGGTAACACGGCCTTGAGTAAATTCTAGGCTTCATCAAAGTCCACCAGCTTCCAATGCATTGGATCGACAATCT